AAAGAGGAGCTAGTATATAATATGACTAAATTACAAATATTAGAACTATTAGAAATACATCATCCTCATTTATCTTCTAAGCAAGTAACATTATATTTCCAATTAGCTGCTGATAGGATATGTCAAGAAACTGGAATTAATAAACAGACTTTTATTTTAAGTTCAATAGCAGGAAAAAGATGGTATGGTTTAGATGAAAAAATAACAAAAATAGATAAAGTTTATTTTAATGATGTAAAAATACCTAAACTTATAGGAGACCCTATTATAGATGATGATGAATTTAGCGTTCCAGGAGATTTATATGATACGTCTTTAGACGTTCCTGTTTCTAATGCAGAAAATAAAAGATATTGGATGTTTAGTAATTATGATAGTGCTTCATCAACATCAACAAAAACTTATAGATTAGGTATAGTAGAAAAAGTAAATAATGCTATTACAAAAGATGGAAGAACAAGTGATTTTCAATCTTGCTCAATAACTGGAACATCTAATATAAGAGTTTATGCAGAAAGCGTTTCTGCTCCTTTTGTTGAAACAGATGATGTGTCTAGTTCAATTGTAGGTCCTTTAGCAAATATTCCAGCTCAATATCACGATGTGTTATTAAATGGAACTATAGCTAGAGGCTATAAAGACCCTAAAAGTTTTAATCCTGATTTATTAGGCTTTTTTGAATCAGAGTTTTTAAAAGGTATAAAAGCCATCAAACGGTTCGAAAGAACAAAGCAATCTACAGGGTTTATTAAACCTTATGATTATTAAAAAGGAGAATACATGGACTTAAAGCAAATGATAGCAGACTACGTATTTAATGATGAGATGAAAGATAAAATCATCAAAAAGTTAAATGATAATGTTGACGTCCCTTTTATTTCAGAAAAAACAGAAGAAAAAATATTAATTGCAATATACGATTCTGTTGAAGACGTTGTAAAAGAAGCCATCTTAAAATAATGATAGACAAGCTATTTGTTCTACTTAATGATATAACCGATAAAGAAAAAGGAGACTTAATTGATAAAATTGGTGTCGAAGATAATGAATCTTATAAAGAAAGGCCTGAACGCTGTCCTTCGTGTACTAAGAAATCTATTGCTGGGCTGGAAATAATAGGTGTTGGTAACTGTAGTTTAATATGGCAGTGTTTAAAGTGTGGAGATAGGTTTTTAAAATTAAGTAGAATAGAAACTCTAGAACTTTTGGAAGACGCGACTTCCGCCTGGACAAACCCAAATGATTGGGGCGAAATAGATAAAGAACTAAATTAGGAGAGTCTATGGCAAAAGACAAAGGTGTTTTAAAGCGTGCAATCGTCACACCAGACAAACATGCGCCTTTACAAGACAAAGCAGCAATTAATGTTGTAAAGAAAGCAATAGAAATAATTAAGCCCGATATTTATATAGATTTGGGTGATTTAGGTGAATGGGGCAGTGTATCTCACTGGCAGTGGAAAGCTAAGAAAAAACCACCACTAGAGTACATTGTACCTAGAGTTGATAAGGATGTAAAGAGTGTCAACGAGCTTCTTGATAATATAGATGAATCTTTGGATAAAGTAAACTGCAAAGAAAAATACTTGTGCGGAGGCAATCATGATGAATGGTGTAATATGTTTGTTAATGAACACCCATATTTACCACAATATACGTTTGATACTGCCGTTAAATTAAAAGAAAGAGGATACAAGTACTACCCTGCCGACTTAGAGCCAAAAAAGTGGCTAAAAATAGGCAAATTGCACTATTATCATGGACATCATAAATCAGGCATGCATCATGCAAAAGCACATTTACAATTAGGTGCTAATGTAATGTATGGACATCATCACGGATTACAGCAAGCTTCTGTAACTCATATAGATGGACCAAAGTCTGCTTGGAGTTTAGGATGTTTAAAAGATATGAGCCCTGATAAGAATAAATGGCTAGGTGGTAAAGCTATAAATTGGGCACATGCTTTTGCAGTAGTAGATTACTTTAGAGGAGGTTTATTTACTGTACACATAGTACAAATAATAAATGGTAAAACCTCTTTATGGGGAGAGTTAATAGATGGGAATAAGTGAAGAACATAGGATATTTAATCAAATGCTAACAGAATCTGCTAGACCTATGGAATATGGTGGGACATTACCTTTAAGTTTAAAGGAATTTCCTATAGTTAAAAATAAAGATGGAACCTCTTCAAATATTCTTACTTCTCAATATGAAGTAGATGGAAAAATATGGTTATTACCTACTATGAGAAAAGGTAAAAAACTATCAGAAGAAGAAATTGGTTCTATGATAAAAAATAATGAACATTTTGGTGTTTATAACAATAAAGCTGAAGCTGATTGGATGGATGCACAAATTCATGAAGACTTCGAAAAATTACATGGAGAATAATGGACATACTTACAATATTGGAACAATTTGGAATACCAGTAGCGGTAGCGATGGCATTCGGGTTCTTTATTTGGAAACAAAACAGGTTCATCCAGTCTACTCTTATGACAGAACTAGACCAAGACTTCAAGAGGTTGGAAGGTATTATTATTAAACTTATTGACCAACAAAAAATGGTACAAATGGAACAAAAAAAACTAAACGGAATATTTAAAGCACAAGTAGAGATAATGGCTAGATTAAGTGGAAATGGGCTTAAAGATAAATTCCTAAGAATAATGGAGAAAAACGATGATTGATACAACTATAAGTGTAGGTAATATTTTTACTGTAATAACAGTAGCTGGAACTATATTCTTTACTACAGGAACTTATTCTACTAAAATAGATAGTCTTGAAACAGATAGTAATAAAACTGTTGTTAGAGTAAAAGCAGCTGAAAAAGATATTACTAACTTAAAGGTTAGTGTCGCTAAAATAGAAACTCAATTAGATGATAGATTTGACAGACTAGAAGAATTATTAATGGATTTAGAATGATATTATCTAAACTTCTTATAAATCAAGTTGCTAATTATTTAACTAGACATTTTAAGTTAGATAAAATAAGAGATTATGTATTTGATGATAACGAATTAGATGATAAAGTAAAAAAATTAGAAAAAGATGTAGAGTTATTAAAAGGAATAGCTCATACACCAAAAGAATTTAAATGTAATTATAAAATAGAAGAGGAGAATAAAAATGGCTAGGTCGTATGGAACAGCCACGTTAACATTAACTGTAACAGAAGCTATAACATTAAATAGCAAAGATGAAGGACAAACTCATACTCATACTATAGCAAGTATAGCTGATATCTATAGAAGAACAATGACTACTAACACTTCTACTGATACTAGTATTGTAAATTTTAGTTCAGTATTTGGTGTAGGACAATTTGTCGCTGCAGATGTAAAATATCTAAGAATAAGTAATCTTGATGATGCTCAACATGTAGTACTTACTTTTACAAATGAAAATTCTAATGAATTTTGTGTAAAAGTAGATAAAGGGCAGTCTTTTATACTTTGTCCTGATTTATCAGGTGGATTAGCAGATATATTCGATGCTAATTATAAAGCAGTGTTATTTACAGATGCTACATGTGATACATCAAGTGGAGCTTATACAGTAACATGTGATGCAAATGCTCAAATTAAAGTTGGACAAGCTATTAGTGGAACAGGTGTTGATACAGGGGCAACAGTTGCTACTGTAAATACCCCTGGTGCAGTAACATCTTTCACTATGAGTGCAGTAGGAACTGGTAATCATACTAATACTACTATAACATTCCAACCAATTTTAGGTGATGTAACAGGTATTACAGCAAAAGCAGATACAGGTAATGTTGATATAGAATTATACATGGCAATGACTTAAGGGGTAAATAATGGCTCTTAAAAAAACAGAAGTTTCTCGATTTGGGAGAGGGCTAATAAGTTCTGCATCAGAAGAAGATTTGACAGAAGATGCAGCAACCTTTTCTTTAAATATAGATGCTGAAAGAGAAATATTTGCCTTAAGAGGTATAAAAGGTAATTATATTCTTGATAGAGAAGGATGGTCAATACCTAGATATGCTCGTTGGGAAATAAAAGTAAATACAGCAAAAGCTAATTTAGACG